ATACAGCTGCGATTCTTTTTTATAGAGGCCATTTTGATACAGCTGCGATTCTTTTATAGAGGGCCTTTTTGATACAGGCGCGATTCTTTTTTATAGAGGGCCTTTTTGATACAGCTGCGATTCTTTGTGTCCCCGCCAACCCACCCCCTAACCCCGCCAATCCGCCAACAAGGTTCCAGTCGAGGTTTTGCGAAACGGGAAATGAGTGAAATGTGTGTAAATCTCGGCGGGAAATGAGTGGGATATTGGTTATTGGCCCGGATATCGAGTTATGGTGGAAGATCGTTTGCGCCGGAGGTATCTTTTCTTTGTGCGTTTTTTCTTTGATCCAGCAGAGTAATCATGATGTCTATATTGCGGTGGCTTGTCTTTATTCATGATAATAGTGTTTAAAGCTTCTAGATCAATAAGAGCCAGTCTCATTTTTGTTTCTATTTCTTGACGCTTTTTTAAAAGTTTGGATAATTTATCGTGATTTCTTGTTTTTTCTATTTCTTGGTCAATGGGGTTTAATTCTTTTTGGTATGTTGTAATTTTTCGAAAGACATTTCTTATAGAATCATGTTTGTGTGTTATGTTCATTTCCTATATTTCCAAGAGATAAAAAATCGATTTGTGTAAAAGGGTGTGAATCTTTGTACAAACGCGCTACTGCTATACGATGCGATCTATGATGGTGTACTTGACATGGTTTGCGACAGGGTTCTATACAAGGTTTGCTGTAGGATTCCTTCCGCCGCTAAATAATATGGTTCGCGAGATGTTGGAAGACGTTTCGCCGAGCGAGACGTTGTTGTCTTTGCGTGCAATTACGACGTCGGTTCGCGAGCGAATTATAAAGGAAACTGTGGATCCCTTTACAATGGTGGATCGCGGTTTTGCTTGGACCTCGAGTCACTCGTTTGATATCATGTATTTGACCGTCTTTGGGATTTCATTTCTCTCTCTTTTCCAAGATAAAATGGTTGGCTCGTCCGAGCGTGTGCGCCGTCGGGACCAGGCTTTGAAACAAACTCTACCACCCGATGTGCGCCGCTTTGAGAAACAGTTGAATCTCATCTTTGTTGTCTTTATGACCCTCTTCTTTCGTAATGTGGAATCTGCTAGTTGAACATGGTGTTTGGCTACCATACCATGTGTATCCCCGTGCATTCTGTGTGCCATTCATGTTGCCCCCCTTCTCTCTATATGCACAAACCCTATACCTAACTATTTTATAAAAAGTCGCGTGTTTATTGGCCGGCGGGATATGGGTGGGATATTGACGCGGTAGTCACGCCAATGACTGCATATATGGAGCCAGCTTTTATAAACTATTTTTACTAATTATCCATTATTTGCTTTTTAATATAAAAGCAAAATACTATATAAAGAGTTTTTGCTTTTTATACTATAATCGATAATGGAACGATTGGACATTGTCGATCTCATAGAGAAAAATCCTGTCACCAAGTTGTCCGCTAGCTATCAGGGTGCATTGTTGACAAAAATACAGTCTGAATTTACAGACGAACAGCAGCAATTGTTTGTTGCCAGTTTTTATTGCTATTTGAATTACGATACACGGGCCGATTTTGTTATAGATCTTGATAATGTTTGGAGATGGCTTGGTTTTTTTCAAAAAGGTAACGCAAAACATTTATTAGAGAAAATATTTCAGCTCGATATTGATTATAAAATCTTTGCTCATGATCATTCAGAAGCAAAAACTGGAAGGGGGGGTCACAATAAAGAACCTATTTTTTTAACAATTAAAGCGTTTAAAAACCTCTGTTTGAAAGCAGGTACAAAAAAAGCAGATCAGATACACGAATACTATATCAAATTAGAAGAAACATTGCAAGATGTCATCCATCAAGAAAGTAATGAACTTCGCATGCAATTGGAACAAAAAAATACTCTTATACAAGAGAAAAATCATATTATATTGCAAAAAAATGACCAACTAAAAAATTTGGATTCTGTCAATAAAAAAGAGAAGGAACTCTTACGAGAAAAAACAATTCTTGATCAGTTTCCGGAAAATGTACAATGCATCTATTATGGTATTATCGATAATGTTAGTCATCACAATGAACCCCTCGTTAAATTTGGTTGTTCGAATCATCTTTCACAGCGTGTCAAGGTCCACAAAAAAACATTTTTCCAATTTCGATTGATGAATGCCTTCAGGGTTGATAACAAAACCCTCATTGAAAATGCTCTTAAAAAACATCCTATTCTTTCCAAATTGCGTCGCACCATTTCTATTAAAGAAACAAAACATAATGAATTACTGGCCATGCATGAATTGTCGTATGATGATCTCGATTCGCATATTAAACATCTCATCAAAAATTTGGAATATAGTCCCGAAAATTATATCAAACTATTGAGCGATCGCGACGTCTTGGAAAATAAATGTATGGCTCTCTTTGAAGAAAATAAACAACTCAAAGATGCCTTACCTATACACAATTCTTCGCAAGACGCATTGAATCGTCAAATTCTCATGTTGAAGGAAGAAAATGAAAGGTTAAAAATCGATAATGTCAAACTCATCAAACAATATAAATTAGACAAATCCATCATTCAAGATAATGATTCTTCTGATAATCATACTCTTGTCAATAATATACAATATAATATCATTACCAATTCTCTCAAACGTGTTACAAAATCCAAAGACGGATTCTATCACATTGATGGATTCGCTTATTCTTCGCTTTTTGGTACGCGCCAAGATGTTTGGAATAGAGTTGCATATAAAACTGCTGGATGCCTCACCATTCATGATTTAATGATCAATAAATATGGCAAAATTGTTTCCAAGAAAAAGTTTCAGTTTGAGAAGGAAGCCGATCGATTTCACGACATCAATCTGCTCAAACAGTCTATCTAATTCTTCCTATTAAACCAAATCTTGGAAAACATCGATTCTTCTTTCCTCCTTACATACGTCATTTCATTTGTGAAAAAACAAAATGACCTTCTTTACAACATCTTATATACCTCGTTTTCCAAGATTTTCGTTATTCTCGTTCTATGCACTTGTATAAAACCCTACATCCTTCTTCTGATACATCATCTACATCCTCTATGTAATTAAAAAATCTTTGGAAATTCGCTATATACTTCTCTCTCATATAGGTCATTTCATTTGTTACAAACCATTTTCATTCTTTTTACTGCATCTTATATACCCTCTTTTCCAAGATTTCGTTTAATTAAACCACATCTTGGTAAACTTCCTTTCTTTTTTATCCTTATAGTGCTATTTTCATTTGTAAAAATACACATCACCCTTTTTCATACATCTTATATACCTCGTTTTCCAAGATTTCGTTTAATTCGATCCATCTTGGTAAAATGCACTTTATTGGTTCATCTATCTTCACCCAACTCCTTTGTTACATACTCGATTCTATTCTATCATGCATCTTTCATACCCTCTTTTCCAAGATTTTTTTAAATACAAATACACTTCATCCTATCCATACCTTGTCATCTAGTTGCCCTCTCACCTTCTCTTCACTCTTTCATCCTACCATCCTACCATCCTTCACATTCATCACATCCACATTTCGCCACATTTCGTTACCGACGGGAAACCAGTCGGATATCAAACCATCGGTTACGATATGTCCTGTGGACTTTTTTTACTTTTTTGCCTCTTTTTTCATAAAATTGATTTGCTTTTTTCCGTACCTTTCTATTGTAGTCAAAGCCCCTGTATAGTGATTTAACAACCCTGCTCTTAGTTCTCAATATGTCTTCCACCAACGAAATCATCCACATGGCACTCGTCGCACCTGTTGACGTTGATGCTGTTGCCAATACCATCGTTACCAAAGTAAAAGCTCCCAAGAAACCTCGTCTCGCCAACAAGTTTGAAAAGTACATGGCCTTTGGCTTTTCCCTTTTCGAGCGTCTTCTTGAACAAGGTCTTCTTTCCGAGATTCCCACCGATCTCTTGGGCCTTTTCGATTCTATCGATCAACAAACCGAATTTTATAAACAATTTCACACCTCCGAGTTCAAGCCTCCCCTCAAGGCTCTTCGCAAACTCATTTCTGCTCACAACAAACCTCCCAAGGCACCCAAAGCTCCCAAGGATCCCAATGCCCCCAAGCCCGAGCGCAAGCCTCGTGCGCCCAAAGATCCCAATGCTCCTCCCAAGGAACCCAAAGCTCCCAAAGATCCCAATGCTCCCAAGGCTCCTCGCAAGCCTCGCACTCCCAAGGTCAAAGTTGATGCTGAACCTACTCCTACCCTAGCCAGTGACCTTCCTCCTTCTACGCCCACTACTTCCACCCCTTCCATCGATGCTCCCGCTCCTTCTCTTCCCGTCAAGCGCGGACGCAAGAAGAAGGAGGTTGTCAATATGCCCAACAATACGCAAGATGATTTCATTGCTTCTCTCGTTGCTGCTGCTCATTCTACTACCATTGACCCTATTCCTAACCCTACTACTACTCCTGCCCCTACTACTACTCCTGCCCCTACTACTACTCCTGCTCCTGCCCCTGCCCCTGCCAAGACCGAATCCAAGCCCAAGACCGAATCCAAGCCCAAGACCGAATCCAAGCCCAAGACCGAATCCAAGCCCAAGTCCGAATCCAAGCCCAAGTCCGAATCCAAGAAAGCTCTTGCTGCACAAGCCCTTGCCGAGGCTCAAGCTGCTGCTCAAGCCCTTGCTGAAGCTCAAGCTGCTGCCGCTCTCAATGATCAAGAAGAAGAAGAAGAAGCCGACGCTGACGATGCTGACGATGCTGACGATGCTGACGATGCTGACGATGCTGACGATGCTGACGATGCCATTCATGCACGCGAATTTCTCTTTCAGGGCAAGTCCTTTCTCATTGATGACGACAATCTTCTTTACGATCCTTCTTCCTTTGACCACGTCGGCTCTTTCGATCCCATTGCGCAGACCATTTCTTTGCATTAAATTTTAATCTTTCATTGCTAACTTTGTCTTCTATTTTAACTTTATTTAACTAAAACAACCTTTTTTTTTCTCTTCCCATCCCTCTTTTTACAGCCACCATATTATCTTCTCTTTTGATGTAGCACTCTCAAAAAATTGATCCAACCTAATATATAGTATATAGTACAGCATATCTCTTGCACGTTACGCTAATCATGCCAAAGGAAAAGAATTTAGGAGGCAAAAAAGCCAAGGGTCTTGCGCGTAAATTAACATCAGGATCGGGATCTTCCTCGGAACATATTCGCCTATCCACATGCGATCTCGAGCAATATGCAGTCGTATCGAGACTCTTGGGAAATGGTATGTGTCACGTCATCACAAACGAGGGCAAGACTCTCTTGGCGCATATTCGCAACAAATTTCGCGGGCGATCCAAGAGAAACAATGAAATCAAGGTCATGGGAATTGTCCTCGTTGGTATGCGCGAATGGGAGAATCCATACAAGAATTGCGATGTCATGGAAGTCTATGACGATCGTGCAACGCAACAACTACGCGCATTGCCCAATGTCGATATTTCTACCCTCGACCAACATATTATTGATACGACCTCATCTTCCATCAAGGCCAGTGCCACCGCAACAAACATTGAATTTACGAATGATGTTCCACATCAAAGTCTACCATCCGAACCCATGAATGCAGGCGAATCAAATGACGCAGGCGTCTCTTGGTTGGAAGACGACATCCTAATCGATGATATTTAAGGACCGGGGTTGTTATATCATTGTAGTACAAGGGTAAACACATAAAAACAAAATGTATTCAAAGTGTATATATTTTTTATGGATCATGCTATTCCGTGTAATATCCATCCGCATGGGATTACCGATACGCACAAACAAATTCTTTCGTACATTTCAAACAATATCACCGACAATTCTCGACACCGTTGCTAGCACAAAGGATATTATTTCCATTTCACCAGGTGGCTACAAAGGATTTTATGTTCTTGGCATTTGCCAATTTATCAAAGAACATTATCCACTGGAGAATTATATTTTTTCAGGCGCATCAGCCGGTTCATGGAATGCATTGGCCATGTGTTTTACAGGAAACTTTTTTGAATTTCAAATGAACGTCATTGACCATCCACTACAACACTATAAAACGATTCATGAAATGGAATATCATATTATTGACAAAATAATGAGGTATTACACAAAAGACGATTTTGACCTGACACGTTTATATATAGGCGTCACGGCAATTGAACAGTGTCGACCAAAATCAATCATTTACAGCAATTTTACCAGTCTACGAGACGCACTCGATTGTTGCGTTGCAAGTTCACATATACCCTTTGTTACTGGTGGCGCTTTGAATACATACAAAAACGTCATCTCGTTTGATGGCGGATTCAGTCAATATCCATATATCAATCATAAAGCACCGGTTCTTCACATAACACCGAATCTTTGGTCAGAAACAAAAGCCAACCAAACAAAAATGTCCATTACCGACTATACTACCCTCTTTTCCAAGAACAAATACAACTTTCGCGATATGATGAAACAAGGGTATGATGATAGTGCAAAAAATAAAGCGCGATTGGACTCTATTTTCCTACCAAAAAATTGAAATGCTTTTTTTGCATACAGTGTATAGCATAGTCGAGTCAAAGAAGGTTGTATCATATCAGTAGTATAGTTTGTAGTCATCGTCGGTGAGTTTCTCTCTCTCTCTCTCTATTAGTGATGAGTGCCTGCGATTCTGTAGCCAATGAGTGCCCCATCTGCTACGAGGTGGTGGATGTTACGAAAAACAATGCTACCACCCCATGTGGTCACACGTTTTGTTTTAGCTGTATTTCCCAAGCACTTGTACACAATAACGAGTGCCCATGCTGCCGCGGCACTCTGCAAGAAGAGGTATGGGAGGATGTAGAAGAGGAAGACGAAGATGGAGAAGAAGAAGAGGGCGAAGAAGAAGAAGAGGGGGATGAAGGCGAATCAGAAAATGAACAACACGTTGAGATCATTTCTCAACGTTTTGCTGCACTAGGATATACAATGAGCGATCTCATTACACTCCTCATCAATCGTCCCTCACGTCTGAACCCGGATCGCGCCACACAAGAATTCATCGAAAAAATGGAACAGGATTTTGATACCATTGTAGATGATGGAGACAAAGAGCTTCAAGAGTCGGCGCTTTTCGAAGAAGAAGACATGCGCTCTGCAACACATGTAGAAAAAGCAGTCTCGGGCCTTTTGCTTCTCTCGCAATGCGCAGTGACCATGTAATAAATATATAGAGTTTCATCATGTTTGTATGCATTTAATTTTATAACTAAGCAAGTCCTTTTTTGTTTGATCCTACTCCTTCTCTGTAATATTCCATGCAATTTCTCCATCATCCCATACAATTTTAGTACAATCCATATAATTCGGCATCCATGCGGGCTTGAGTGTTGCAATCATGATTGGTAGTATATTTGTCTTATTTTTATTTTCTTCATAACGTGCTGTAATTTTTTCAATCTTTTTCTGAATACGATTCTTCTTTGAGACAAATGTATCATTTTGGCAAAACCCCTTGCAAGCATGGTGTTTATTTGTTATTACCGAATATTGTTGTCTATATAGTACCATATAAGACGTATAAAACGAATGTAGTGTGACTAATTGCAGATAAACTACACACAGGGGTAAAAGATACGATAGACACTCGCGCATTGGTTTATTATGTATACATCCAATCCTGTTTAAGCTGTTTTGGGTTACGTAATCTGAAGTCGTATTTTTCGTTTTACGCGGTCTTCATCTTCAAACAAATACATGCATACAGGAACATCGCTATAATTTTCAACATCTTGGTCGGTCGTAATGCGAGACAATAATTTGAGAGATTTTATATAGACAACATAGGTTATCATGGGTGGGGATGTCTGTTTTACCAATTTATCAAAGACGACACCGCGATGAACCGTGGTCAATATATTCGGATCTTGGCTGCATTTACACAACAATTCGCAATCCGATTGTACTTTGCGTATGGATCGATGGCTCGTATTGATATAATCCAATCGTTGTAACCACGTTTGTATAAATTCTTTGGCTGCATCTGAAATAGAAGATTCAGGAAACACCTTGGAAAATAGCATCATTTGATTCAACAAATCGACCAATCGGCGAATAGGACTCGTGGCATGTACATAGGACGATATATTCATCAATTCATGAGACAAAATTGCCGTCTCTGAAAAAACTACATATTGACCCGATGTGTGTTTCCACGTTTGGATAACACGCCGTGTATCTTCATCCAGGGCCGCCAATTCATCATCGGATGCTCTACCTTCGCTCTCCGTCGTTGCTACTGCTCGAAACACGCCTGTTCTTTGTTCCGTCATATAGCCAGCACAATATCGGTTCATCTGTATCATCCAATAGGAAACAACATCATGCGAATGTTTGGTACATTTATCACGTTTCTTGGTAATAGCCAACAATTCTTGGTAAACGGAATTTTGCAAGAGCGCGGCTTCTTCATATCCATAATTCTTGGAAACACAAATCATTGCATTATGAAACGAGATGGATTCAGTCTGCCCATCAGATTCATTGACAATCAAATCCAAGACAAAGGCAAAACGCGGATGACCTGCTTGCAAGCTACAGAGTTCATCTGATAAAATAGTGGGAAGCATGGGACGGCGACGATCGGGCAAATAAATGGTCGCTACGCGTTTACTAAACGAATTCCAAAGACCAAGAGTCTCGAGCCAAACAAAGACATTGGCGATATAGATGCTAATTTTTAGTTTGCCAGTTTCGCCAAGTCGTTCAATCGAAAATCCGTCATCATAATCCAAGCTGTGTTTTGGGTCAATGGTGAATACGTGGGCATTGCGCCGATCTTCGAGGTGATAATGGGGTGTATTCATAATCTCGCGCACATAATCTTCCGTCGATTTCTTACAAAGAACGGTTTGTGTATTCTTGGTAAATTCCGTCAAAGAAACGTGCAAACATTTGCAATAGAGTTGATATTCATAAAAGGCGTCGAGTGAATCGACGTCGCCAATGGTCTCTACCAAGATTCCCTGTGGATGTTTTTGGGTCCATTGGTCAAATCGGAAGACGACATATTTATTTTTTAGTGCCTTGGAAAAACCCAACTTGATGTCATATGGAACCAAGAATGCAGGCAATCGTTTGTCATCAGGGATGCATTTATAAAGGAGTCTCTTTTTATTCGCTGTTCTGCCAAATGTTTTATTCGAGTCAATTTGCAAGACACCCGAAAACGCATCTGTATTTCTTATAGGCGATGAAACTGGGCTGATATGTCCAGTCGTCTCGTCCAAGTCAAAGACATCTTTGGTAAATAGACGGTTAGCCACAGGATCCAGTTGTGCAAGGTGCGGCGATCGTTCAACAATTTCTTCGCCCGACGCAACATCTTGGAATTTCCACAAAGTATATCCGCGATCATCAATAAATATTTGTATTCGTCTCTTCATAGTCTGTCACTCTACTTGTGTATATAAGAAAAAAGGTTTATATCCATTTTTTGGTGTATTTATTGACGCAGGAGGTAGGTATAAACTTACTATAATGGAAAATAAAGGATTTAAAAAGATATTTATGTAATACATAAGTAAGAATGGACGGAGCAGCTGCCGTAGATTATATCTTAAAGAATAACATTAAAGGTGTTATTATTGAGTGTGGCGTAGAGAGTGGTAATTTTGAACATATATGGATCAATGAATTAATGAAAAATAATGCTGTTCGTGATATATATCTATACGACACTTTTGGTGGATTAGTAGAACCTGGAGAATATGATTACACATGCAAAGATGCTTTGATATATCAAATGAATAAAGACGAGGTGTATAATACATGGAAAAGTCAAATTATTGATAAAAATACGAATGGATGGTGTTATACACCTCTAGAAAAAGTTCAAAATAGATTAAATTCGACAGGATATCCTCAAGATAAACTACACTATGTTGTGGGTGATGTTATGGAAACATTAAAAAATAAAGAAACCATTCCCGAAAAAATTGCCATTTTAAGATTGGACACTGATTGGTATGAATCCAGCAAGTATGAATTAGAACAAATGTATGATAACGTCGTAACTGGTGGAGTTATCATTTTTGATGATTATTATCACTGGGATGGACAGAGACGAGCTACGGATGATTTTTTTGCGAGTAGAAATATTACTTATGATTTTGTAGACATAGGTAATTGCAAAACATCTGCTATTATTAAAAAATAAACGACATTATGCATGTATACATGTTATTTTATATTATAAGAACCCTTCTTATTCTTATAATAGTGCCTCCTCACCTCTTAGATTAGTGATTATAAATTTATAAACTTACTATGATGGGCGAAAAAGGACTTAGAAACTTGCCCATGTTATATAGGTAAATGCCTACATCAAAAAAGAACCCAGGATTCTTGGTCATTGTGGAATCGCCATCAAAATGCGCCAAGATTGAGAGTTTCTTGGGAAACGGATATACATGTATTGCGAGCAAGGGGCATCTGAGAGAAATCAAAGGATTGGATGCTATATCGATTACGGACAATTTTGCACCCATATTTACAATCATGGAGGATAAAAAAGAGCACATCAAAGAAATGAAACGAATCATCAAACAATATGATAAAGCGCGCATATTCTTGGCAACAGACGATGACAGGGAGGGGGAAGCCATTGCATGGCACATTTGCCAACTCTTTGACCTTTCCGTTGAAACAACACCAAGAA